AGATAAGCCTTTTATTATTATGTTTAAATGTTTTTTAACAATACGATACGCTTGTTTTTCGTATGCGTTTTGCAATTTAATATAGTTACTTCTATATTGGTCGGTTGTCATTTATTCAAATGCTTTGTTAATATCTTCTGCGGTTACTTGATCTACCCCGATAGGCATTAAGTTCATCGGCATATATATATTATCCATACCTTCTAAATCAGATGTCTCATACTTTAATGCTGTTCTAAACTCATTAGGTGTTATCGGTGATTTACTTAACCAATCAACCATTAACGCCATATCTTCTTGCATTTCTGGTAATTCGCTTGCATCAAATTCCATTATACTTTTTTCGTAACCTTTAAACTTCTGTATAAATCCTTTGCTAAATGCCTCCGAGAATAAAAGAAGATCAGGCATTATATTATCACTAATAACTCTTTTTTGCGCTGCTCTTAAAGCGTCAGTACTATTTAATCCGCTTCCGCTATCGTTGTTTAATAATTCATCACTCCAAATCAAAACATTGCATATAGTCTTTCTGTCAAATGCTAGATATTCAAAAGGTTTAAGTTCATCTGTAGTTAATGATATGCGTGTAAATCCTAACTCACCGCTCGACCCCGATATATTAGCAAACCTTCCCTTTTCGCTATCCATTTGCTTTATTCTATCCTTAATTCCAATAGCTTGTTCAGCACTTAAAGGAGTCCCTTTACCATGTATAAAGCCAAAAACACCGCTATTACTCATTGTCTTAGCGTTGTTATCTATAGCCTCATTTGATGTTTGAATGTTCCTTAAAGCTGCTGAAAGTTCGCTTAATCCGTATAAGTGTCTACCCATTTCATCGTAGAATGGATTAGGTCTTTTTATGTGTATTATCTCGTATGGATAAAACTCTACAAATGATTTAAGATTGTATATAATGTAGTGATCTATTGGAGATTCTAATCCATACATAATAGCACCCGTTTTTAATACTATCTCTACTTTATCAGCAGGCAACACATACAATTGCAAAGGTACACCAGCATTAGGCCCATCTTTAGGACATACTTTATAAAAGTAGCAATTACCTGTAGTTTTAAGATACGTCTTGTAAAGTGCTAATATATCACCCCAAGTTTGGTTTGGGTTAGGCTCATCCATTGGGAAAAGCTGTTCATCATCTTCATAAGCCTTAGTCAGTAAAGATAATTTTGTTTTCTTCTGCAAGTAACTAAGATTGTTTTTAGTTGCTTTATAAAGATTCATTAACTCATTTCTGGATTTTTGATCTTTAACTTTTTTTACGCAATAAGGAATAGATACTGTCTTAGTTGCCATCTGATTAATAATAGCAAAAACATCTGGATTCTCACCATAACCTTTATTAAGTAGTTCTGTGTTTGTGTTATCGTATCTTGTAAATCCACCACCAAAAACGCTAAATATAGCCTCGTTGAGCTTATTAACTACTGTATCTTTACCAATTAACGCATTAAATGCACTAGAAAATCTGTTAGCCATAATAGTGTTTATAATACAAATATACTAATTATATTTAATATATTTTAAACATTTATTTAAAGCAAAAACCCTACTGTTAAAGTAAGGTTTAAGTTTTGTATTTGTATAAATTCGGTATTTCCGAATTATTAGTTTTTACTTATCGGTAACATCGCAAGATATGCAAACCGTTATCAAAAAGTTTTAAGTCGTGTATATCTGCGAAAACCATTTTTTGAAATTTTCAGATTCATTAAAAACACCTTTAAAAGTTTCTAAATGCCTTGTATCAAAAGAATCTAATTCAATATTTTTTTCTTTAAATATTTCTTTGTATTTACTGTATATGTCTCCTTTTTCTGACTTTTCATTATATTTAAACTCAATATTTAAATAAACTTTTTTTTGTTTAGATGTCATTTGACAGTATTTTTTTAAAGAGCTATAATCTATTATATTAATATAATTCTCGCTTTTATTATAAATATTTTCATCTCTTGTAATTGTTCTTAAAAAACTAACTTCAAAAGGCGTTGTATAGCCACTTTGAAAAGCTATTTTACGTGTTTCTAAAACTTTTATCGTTTCTATCATAATAAACCGATTTGATAACACGTGTTTTGCAACATAGCGAACATCGTGATTAATTAATAAAATTGTCATTTCTTGGTTATATTTGTGCCTAACCGAAGCATATTTTAATTTTTACCTCTCTACGTAGCAAATCACCTTCCGTTATGTGTTACTTTATAGCTTCCGAAGATGACAACAAAACCCCAATTCGAATAATACATTTATCGTTTGTATATGGAATTGAAAAATCCCATCTATACAAAGTATCAATAGAAACGTTTAAATCTTTATTAGAGTTAAAAATCGCTTTTAGACTTCCATAATAAAAATGGATTTCATTTTTTTCTAAGTGAAAAACTTTTCTCATTACTTGAAATTTTTAAAATATTCAATTTGCTCTAAACAAAAATCTTTAGTGTATCGTTGTTTTTCCCAATACTTATAAACACCGTTTAATTTATCATTCCAATTAGAAACGGCATTTTCAATATACCGTTTCCTTTTTGCTTCTTGTAGTTCTTTTGTCATTATGATAAAGAAATTATTAATGAGTTGTTTTCTTGTCTTTTATTGTTAATTTCTTCAACTCTATAAAATAATATTTTAGCACCGTTAATGTCTTTTTTGATCATCTTGTTTACTTGTTTTATAAGTTGTCCAGATAAAGTTAGTAATTGTCTATTTTCAGTTCTTAAAGTTTCGATAGTTGTCATAATTTCTATTTATTTTCTTTAGCGTTATTGATTATACAAATATACGACACATATTTGTATAAACAATACTTTTATTAATAAACTTTTAATAAATTTAAAAGAAGAAACTTTCAACTGTAATTAGATTCTTTTCAACACCGTATGCAGTTAAGTCAATGTGTTCGTCATGCTTTGCGTTTGGAAACATTGCAACCTGATGAAGATAAGATTCATTCCATGCCCCTCTCACTAATATAACTCTCTCGCTCTCTATGTACGGTGCTGTAGTTCTAGCACGTTCTATCTTTGAAACGCTTACAAAATTACTTTTAATCTCTGCTATGTTTAGTTTAGTTTGAGATTGTATTAACTGTTTTATACTTTTACCACTTGCTTTAGGCTCTACATAAATAATTTTAACCTTTATCCCTAATGCGCTAATGTGAGCAGGTATAAACTTAATTAACTCAGGCATTTCTAAGTACTTATCTATGCTTGAATAAATTACATAGTTGTTACCTATCTTTGCCCCTATTTGTATTCCTGTAGGGTCGTTCTTAGTATCTTTAGTGTATGCACCATCTATAAACATTTCCCATTCAATAGCAGGTGGCAAATCCTGTTTATCTATTATCTTAAACCAATCTTTTTTCCACTCTCCTCCTTCTTCGGGTGCAGGAATCTGCATGTATTGACCTGCAAAATTATACCTATTTGCCTGTCTAATTTGTTCTAACTCTTTAAATGTGTGCTTTTGTTCCCATAAAGGTATATTATCCTTATCTAGTGCTGGTAAACATAAATGTTCCCATTCTTCACCGCTTCCACCAGCTAACAGGAAACCGCTTAAATCATCTTCATGTAATCTTTGCATAATAACGATTATAGGCGTGTTTCTATCGTTTACACGTGATCTTATAGTTCCGTTATATCTTTCATTTACCGCTTTTCTTTTTGTCTCACTATGAGCATCATCTGGTTTTAAAGGATCATCTATTATAATAGCACCGCTAAATATTTGACTATCTGTAATACCTGCACCAAACCCAGTAATAGCTCCACCAGAGGCAGTAGCATAAACACCACCGCCCTCAGCATTAAACCACTTCTTTTTACCTTGTGCATCCTTTTTAAGTTGCATTTGCCACAAAGATTGGAAACTATCGCTTTCAATGTATTCCTTTGTTTGACTACTATTATCTAATGCAAGGTCATCTGAGTAACTTAAATGTATAAATTTTGATGCTGGATTAATTGCTAAACCGTAAGAAATAAACATCTTTACTGCTAACTCAGTTTTTGAATATCTAGGCGGCACATTTATTATTAATCTTTTAATTTCACCGCTTATTATTTTCATTAATGCATCGCATATTAAAACGTGATGATTTGAAACGGTGAAATTTCTTCTATTATTCTCTTTGTATATGTATCTTGTAAAGTTAAGCAAATGCCTTTCAGACCATATTTTTATGTAGTTCTGCTTATTAGTAAGTTTCATTTACTTCATTCTTTATTCGCTTTATTTCAGCCTCAGAAAGTTCTTCTTCTTTATAGTTAATATTTTCTTGAACCACCATCTGTTTAGGCATCCCGTAGCTATATTGGAAATATAATTTAACCGCCCAATCTTTACCGTCATTTAAAGCTGTTTCTAAGGCTGAAAATGCTTTATCGTGTAAAGGACTTAGCTTTTCTATTAAAGATTGTTCTACTGCCTTGCTTTTACGTCCTCCGTTAGTCTTATGTCCTCCGTTGTTTTTTCTATTGTCCATAATTAATATAATTTAATTATTTAATTTGTAATTAACTTAATGCTATATCATTCATAACATTTAAATTAACAAATATACGATTAAATTATACAATGCAAAAGCCCATAATAATAAAACTATACCTATGATTATCCATGATGCTATTTTCATAATTACAATTTAAATATAAATTTTAGTATCTCAATTATAATTTCTAAAACGCCCCAGATTATAGCCATTAGGAAAAACCCAAATATTAAAGTACCTAATATAAAATCGGCATTCGTCATTGTCTCTGAAAGTCTTTTTAATTTTCTCATTTTATTTAAAATTAGCACCTAATAAGTGCATTGTTATTAATACTAAAGCAACTATACCGAAAATTATTACTAAATCTTTTTTCATAACTATTTATTATTTAATTTATACTTTATTACTTGTTCATTTAACCACTTCATACATTCTTTGTAAATATCAGAAGGGACTTTTTTTTGTAGAGACTTTTGATTGTATTCTATTTTTTTCCTACCTACTTTTTTATTTTGTGTCATATTATTTTTTTAAAATTCTCTATTAACTATAATGCAATTTTCAAACTTTTCTGGATGATTACTAATAAAAGTTTCCAAATAAATTTTATCTTCTAATTCTATATCCCAACTTGCAGAGTAAAATCTCATTTCATTAGTATCAAATGTTTCGTCAGTTTTTGTGTTTAAAATGTAAAATGTTGAAGTTGTCATAATTTCTATATTTTAGTTTTTCGCTTTATTGCTGGTGTAAAGATACAAATAACTTTAATTAAAACAATACTTTTATTAAAAACATTATTATTTATTTAACACTTTCATTTAATTATCTTGCGGTAAACTTTATTTACCCTTTCCGAGTTTAAACCTCTTGCGTGTAAAAAATTCATTATTCTAGTGATCCTCTGTAGGTTTGTTTTATTTTTCATCTATTGTCTTGTTTAAATTTAATTTCATATTGTATTTTTTTTGCTATTAATTCTTCTTTACTAAACTTATATTGTCTTGTTTGATTAGCTAAGTCCTCTATGTTATTGGCGTATTGAAAACCATATCTTTCAATCAATCCAAGCCTATAATTAAGTTCGTTACCATTTTGAAAGCGGTTGCATTTTCGACACTGGCTGTGACAATTCATTTCGTTAAATATTACTCCGCTGTAAATTTCTGCTTTTTTAAAATGCCCTCCATCCATTTCATTTGTGATCTTACCGCAAGAGATGCAAGGCTTGCCTGTGTCACGTAATCTAATCCACTTTTGAAACGATTTCTTTGCATCTGCTTCATATTGTCCCAAAGTTTTTAGTTTATCCTTTAAAACGGCTTTTTCTAACTTCCATTCTATTGCTTCTTTCTTTTCTTTTAAATTCTTTGCGTGAATAATAGCGCATTTGTAATTACATACATTTTGTGCAAATTTTATAGGCTCAAACTTTTCTTTGCATACTTTACACGACTTTAATTTCATTAGAACATCGTTAATTGTGATATTATTAAATCTGCTCTGTTTTGGCTCATGTCAGCGTGTTTTTTTGTTATTTCATAACCTATAAAGGGTCTTTTTTCTTTTGCGCTCATGGCACATTCCGTACCACTTCCAGCAAATGGAACTATTACTAAATCGTTTTCACGGCTACAAGTTAATATTAAGGTTCTTGTTAATTTTTCGGGTTTTATTGTATCGTGGTCGTAGTTACTTGTTTCATAATTTGGTAATCTTATTACATCACCTAAATGTAAAGAGTTATTAAATGGTCTGCGTTGTAATTCAAACTCTTCTCTTAAAACTTCAAACTCTTCTCTTAAAACTTCAAACTCTTCTCTTAAAACTTCAAACGGTTTTTGCCAGTAACCAGTAGTTTGCATCATTTCGTAATTTTCTTTTGTAGGTAATTGCCATTGTGCATCACCAAAATACATTCCTATCAATTTTAAATTACAAGGTAAACCAGTTTTTTCTTTTAATTTAGATGCACTTAAACCACATTTTTTCCTTTCATCCCTCATATATTGTTTAATAGGTAAAAAGTTGTTTTTATTACTTCTTACATCTACATTAAAATCTACGTCAAAATCAGTACTATACATTAAAATCCTCTCAGTAAGTGGTGCAAAGGTTCGTAAATCTTCGTTGAATCTTATCTGCTGTTTATGGTCGTTTGTATTTTCCCAAACGATACTATTTAATAAATTAAAATGTTTGTCAAATATAATTTGAGAGTATGCGATATTTTTAGCGTCTCCATACAATAATAAAGTACCATTATCTGCTAAAATTCTTTTACATTCAATTGCCCATTTTTCAACGTCTTTTAAATATTCATTAAATGTTTTCCAAATAAAATCAAAATCACCTTTTACTTTATAATACGGTGGATCTGCAATAATCAGCTTTGCACATTTATGAGGTAAATTATTATTTAAAAAATCAATATTATGTATTTTATTTATTTCCATAATTAATAGTATTGGTGTATTTCTTCTTCTATCGATTCTTTGCCTATTCCTAAATGTTTACAAATAATTGTTTTGCAATCTTCATATAATTCACTAAATGTTATTTCATCCATAGAGCCAAAAGAAATTGAATTGGCTTTTTTAAACACTTCTCCTGTAAATATATTTGTAACTTCTTCAAATCTACCAGACTCTTTGATTAAGTCTAGCCTTAGGTCCTCTATGTTATTATAAACATCTTGGTTTTCATAGAATAACTTTAACAATGCAAAGAACTTTCTGTGAAATTTAGCATTACGATTCTTTTTATAATCTATTACAAATTCTTCATTAATCTGTATCTTACTATAAATTTCATAGTCTGTATCGTAACAAGGTTTTAAACCTCCATGAGTTTTTTTTACTAATAGTTTCATCTTATTACTGCTGTTATGATCTTTTTTCCATTAACATCTAATGCGGTAACTTCATTACCTTTTCTCTTATAGCTTACCGCACCTAATAGCATTAATTGCTGGTAACATTGTGATTCATCTGTAAAAATTAATTTTGCTTTCATATTATTTAAATTGCTGATTTGGTTAATTCTATTCCTATTAAATCTTCTACAAAACAGTGTCTTAGAGCCCAGTTTTTGTCTATAAAAACACTACCAAAACTATCATTATGTAAATAAGTTTTTCCTTCACATATTGTTTCCTTAAAACCCTCAAATAATACACGGTTTTTTGCTTCGTTGTAAACATCAAATTCATCCATATATTCCATCGAGTTATAATTATGATCTGGATACTCTAGTAAATTACCATCTAAATCACAAGGCAAAAACATTCCTAACGTAAGATATTGCTTAATAAAGTTTGCGTAATTAAATATCTTTATGATAGCCTCTGTATTTGTATAATCTGAGTTATTTCTGAGCATTAATTCTTGCTCCACGACAAAATCGCTCATTGATATTAGTTTCATAGTTTTTTTTATCAAAGATAATACATTTTTTAAATAAACCTATTGTTTAAATTAAAAACTTGCTTTTATTGATGCATTTTTATTAAAAGGTAGATTATCGAAAACATTATCTTGCACCTCGTACGGTAGCCAATCATCATTAACTGCAAAAGTAAAGTCTTTAAACGCTAAATTCCTGCTGTATTCGCACGTAACTAGCGTATTACCGCTTTCTTTATCATTCTCTAAAAAAGCAACAGTTTCAGCCTTTTTTAACACACTACTACCCACGTGTCCTACAGGTTTAGACGTTCCAAAGTTCTTGTGTAAAATACCCGTTAAATGCATTTGATTAACGTCATCTAATCCTTTAATAGCAGTCCACTGTAATAACTTGTCTGTTAGTCCTGTAGATTGCTCTAAATTATTAAAATCAGTTACTAAATCAACATATCCATCAATAGACATTAATCCTATATTATTCTTAAATTCACTTTCGTAAACAATCCAATCTATAAACTCAAATCTTTCTTTAGGAGAATAACCCCTTAAAGCAAAAGTTCTATATAAATCTGAATTAGTACCTACCATATCACAAACCCTTCTTACAACTCTTTGCGTATGATATTTTGATTGTTCCGTATCAAATTCAATAACGTATTTATCCCTTGTATTATGACCTGTTATAGAGGGATTAAGATCATTAGAATTACCACCTAAATAACCTGCTATTATCATAGATTTAAAAAAAGTCTTTCTGCTTTTTGAAGCTCCAACAATGCAAGAAATATCACCGTAAGATCCAAAAGGAATTGGGTAGCTATTACCTTTGTAAATAGATGATCCTATACTAACTGCAACGGGCTGAGGCTTAATCTCCTCCGCAGGATCAATATAACTATCTTTTAGAATTTTATTAAAATCTAATTTAATAAGATCTTCTACTTTATTGTCTAATTCATTAAAATTAAAATCCATATTTATTTATTTATTAATTTATATTAACTTAGTATAAGCGCAATTAAAACTGCGCCTATACGACCATTAAGAAACAGCTTAGTATTGCGGTTACTCTACGCCTTTAATATCTTGTATTAAATCCATATAATAAATCCTTTGTCTTATTTTAGTTTGTGTATTATTAATATAAGGTATTGTGTCTAATACCTTATTCATTGCTATAACTGCACATTGTTTAGCCGTATCAAAGCACATAGGATATTTATGTAGCGGGTCAATAGGTTGCATAAATTCTAATATTAAGGCTCTTGCTTTTATTTGTGAATCTGTCATTTTGTTTGTGGTTTAAGCCGATTTCTTAACAAGTGTTTTGCAAGATTTTCGGCATTGTGAATAATTTATTTAATTTTTTATACTTGGGTAATTTGTGATTTAGGCGGTAATTAGGGGTTTATCTTTCCGAAAATCCTCGCAAAGCACCGCCCGTTACTTATAATTTTCAACATCTTTCAAAAAATCATTTGCACTATTAATTAAAGACTTTTCTACTTTTTCTAAAGTCCAATTTTTTTTGCATTTTTCCACTATTTCTTTTTCATAATCTTTCAATAGCTGTTCGTTCGCTTCCCTTTCCTTTGTGTTTTTCCAATCCACAAGACCAATGCTTTCAAAATAATTTTGTAAATCTTGCTCGTTTAAATTACGTCTAAGTATTTCTAAGTGGTGATTTAAAGGCAAAGTTAACAACCTTCCAGCTTCTTTAATTGCTACGTCAATTGTTCCGTAATAGTTCAAGTTCTGCGTTAAATTGATTGTCAATAACTTTGCAAAAAGAATATTATCATTAACGTACGCTTTATTGCCCTCATTTATGTGATTTAAGACATCTTTTAACGCTTCTATATCTTCACTGTATATTTGAGATTTAGAACGCTTAAAAACGTTGTATATGCGTTTAGTGTTATTTTCAAGTTTCCAGCTCATATTTAAAAGTTTTTAAAAGATTGTTAGTTGTGATTGGTGCTGTGATAATCTTTTTAAACTTGCATAAAAATAATCTTTGTCAAGTTCACAAGCTGTTAAATCAAATTTAAGATTATGGCAAGCTATTGCGATGCTTCCGCTGCCTAAATGAGTATCGAGTATTTTATCGTTTGGTTTAGCGTAATTTATTAAACAAAATTCATATAATGAGACGGGTTTTTGTGTTTGATGTATTTTATTAATTTGGTTATGTTTATGAATTGAATACTCATATATTTTAGCGGGTGTTTTTAAACTCATAGAAACATAAGCCATTTCACATCTGGCAAAGTTTGGCATTCCTTGTTTTTTATCCCAAATTAAAAAATATTCGCTTTCAGGTAGTGTAAAATTATTTGCCCCCCAAACTATTTGATGCTTAGAAACTCTAAATAACTCATTCCAATATTCTTTGCTTGGTTTTAAATTATTCCAATATTTATTATTCCCTCCAAAACATTTTATTTTTTTACTGTTACCTCCATTATTTTCTTTAAATCTTTCTATACCATAAGGAGGGTCAACTATTGCTAAATCAAAATAATTATCAGGATAGCGAGCCATTAAAGCCATATTACATTCATTTGTTATATTTATCATAATTTTATTTTTTAGTGGTTTACAATCTATCTTGTTTTAATTTTGGCTTTAAGCAATCAGTTGCGAACTTTTCCATCTTATCACTTCTGCTTATAAATTCTAATGTTAAATAGTGTCGGTTATCTTGATGATACTTATCGTTAAAACAGTTGTTTATAGCTGTTACTAAATCTTCTTTGCTATAACCTTCTTTTAATCTCTCTTTTATTTGTTTTTTAGCTCTAGCAGATACAACCTTAAAACTTCTACCCGTTACATCGTTAAAGAATTTTAAAAGAGCCACCCAATCAACCGATAGGTTGTTATTTACTTTTATATCATTATCATTAACATTATCATTAACATTAACAGCGGTGTTTGCGGTAGATTTACCGCTATGCGGTGCTTTGCGATCTTTTGCGGTGTCTTGAGCTTGTTCTAATGATATTTTATTACCAATAACTTCATCGTATAAATCTAAATTATGCTTCTTTAAATTACCTAAAATACCGCTTTTACTTCGTTCATCTTTTTTTGTTTCATACGAAACTAAATCACGCTTTAACTGCTGTTTAATAGGGTTAAATGCTATTTGAGTTAAACGGTCTGGAGCTTCTGGATTAGTGTCGTTAACATACCTAAAAATGTGTTTAATTAATTGACCTGCCTCTTCGTTTGTAAGATCTTCAAAATGCTCCATTTGATCAGCATAAAGAATAAATGATTTTTTATTTTCTGCCATTATTATAAATTAAAAAATCCCATCAAGTCGGTAGTAGAGTACCTTCCTGATAGGATAATAAAAATGCTTTAAATCGTATTGAGTTCTCTACCAAACAATACAAGGCGAATATACAACTTTATTATTAATTAAAAACAAGTTTTTAACTTTTTTTTTATTGTTGTTTTTAAATTTACAATACTCTAATTGTAATCCTCACTTTCTGTAATTTTATTAATTTCAGTTCTAAGCGTTTTTGCAAATTTAATTGCTGTAGACTTATCTAACCAGATACAAAAATCTGCATTTTTATCGTTTGGATCTATTCCTGTTATAGAGATAATACCTTTAGGATAAATCTCATTTGTTAAATCACATGATGTTATTTCATGAGATACTTTTATAAAACCATTTTCATCCGCACAATCAAGAAACTTTAATTCAAATTTTGCCATAATAATAACCGTTTTAAGCTACGGATAAACTATTTAGTTAAAATAAAAAAACCCTATAAAATCAGCGGTGATGTGAGACACGCTTCAATTATAGAGTTTATTATAAGTTTTAAAATATGTGTCTCACTTCATATCTGATTACAAATATACAACTATTTTATTAATTACAAAGAAGTTTTTAACTTTTCTTTTTCTTGTTGTTTAGCCAATTCTAATACCTTAATCGCTTGACTTTTGTAGTCATTTTTCCAATCTTTAGATTGTAATCTTTAATCTATTGGTTTTTTACTTTTCATAAATTTTTGTTTTTAAAATATAATGCAAGTGTTCTTTTATTAACCTTCTCTTTATTAGCTTCATAGTAAGCCTTGTTTTTTGCCTTTATAACCTCGCTTTTACGCTCGTAATAAGATTTCTTGGCTTGTGCCACCGAAGGTTCATAAAGTTCCTTTAAAGCCAGCCATTTAGGCAAACAGCAATTAATGCTATATTGTTCATAAGCGTACTTTTCTAAGCAGGTTTTGCAAGTGTATAATGGAATCATATTTTAAAACTTTTAAGATTCATTTTGCTTTCAATCACATAATAATCTCCTACTATAATTTGACTAGGAAGATCAGGTTTACAACCTTTTCTAAAACAATCCCCGTTAACAGATTTTAACAATTCTTTTTGTTCTTTATTATATTTCATAATTTTTAATTTAGAGGAGTGTAGGGAATCGAACCCCAGACCCGATAAGTTTACGAAATACCCATTTTTTGTCTTATCTATCCACCCCGTAACCCAGCCTATTTAATGTATCGTAAGGCTTAAATTTACTATTTCATATATTATATTTTTAGTTTATTTTATTAGTTCTAAAAGGGTAAACTATCATCTTCAACAAATACAGTATCTTTTTTATTAAAAGTTGTAGAAGCGTTATTCGTATCATGTTTATTAATGTTCCAACCGTTTAAAGAGACGTAATACTTACCGTTATATTCGTTACCTCTAATGTTTATACCAATTTTCACGTTTTCACCTACTTTATAAGCGTTTAGGATTTCTGTTTTATCCTGTACAAAGTCTACAGGAATAGTTTGTTTATACTGTTCATCAGTTTCAATTACTATTGTTCTCTTTTTAAATGTTCCAGCAGATCCTACTGTCATTGTTTCACCTAATACGATAACCTTTCCAAATACTTCCATAATTTAATTATTTAATTGTTAATTCTGTTTTTCTTTCAGTTGTAAACTTAGCTAATCTTTCCTTCTCTTGCAAGTCAAATGATTTAAATATTTTACCTAAACTTTCTAAATTTTCAGCGTTTGATATAAGTAATTCATTAGATATTTGCTGTTTTGTTGGCTTGAAAACTTCTGCTTTACTTGCTGTATTTCCATCATCATCATCTGCTCCAATGCTCATGAATGATTGCAAGCCATATCTCCTAGCATAAGTAACTCCACTACCGTATGCCTGAGGATCGTTTTGAGACTTGCAAATAATTTTAGTGTAACTTTCTAAGATTTCTCCACTTTCGTGCATTAAAATGGTTTTAACATATTCGTTACCTTCTACTGTACACATAGGCTGTAATACTACAATTCTATTAGCGTTAAGTAAAGGAGTAACCGCTTCTCTTACACTGTTTAAATCAGCATATTTTGACTTAAAAAACGGATTTAAATTGTCTTTTGTAGCATTACCCATAGATTTTTGAGCATTTAATAATGCAGTAATAATTTGTTTCATTTTATTTTTTTTTAGTTAATCTTAATTCTCTTAATTCGTATTGCCTTTCCTCTAATTGCTTAGTAACTTCCTTCTTTTTTTTGTATAACATTTGAAATAACAAATCTTTCATATTTTCTTTCCAATCATGCGTATCACTATCTATTCTTTTTGATGTTAACCACATCTCTCTAGTTAGCGAAGGAATATCCATATAATGATCTTCGCTCATTTTTAAAAAAACATCTCTATTACTTTCCATTTTTTAAAATTATTAAGAATGAATTATTAATTTTAGTATTGTCGCTTAAATAAACATTTTTACATTTTATTAACCAATCGTAAAATTTTTCTACTTCGCTCATGTTATTTGTTATTTAATTGTTCTAATGCTAATTCTTGAAGTTGATCTACAACATATTCTTTTAAAAATTCAATAATGTTGTCATCTGATAAGTATACTTCTCTAATATCAAAATCTGAATCTTCTGGTCTTTCATAATAAGATATAGGTCTATGTTCTTTTGTATAATAACCCCAAACCGTAAAGTGTAAACCTTCGTAACTAATTGTCAACTGCTCCATAATTATATATTTTTATGGTGTAAAGATAATTTAAAAGTTAATTAAAACAATACTTTAATTAAGTAATTTAACAAAAATTTAAGATTTAATTTATTTTTAAGTATATGCATAAACAACTTAAATATTAGATCGAAATAGAATAATTGCATTTGCATATAATTAAAAAACCCACTAAAATTAATTAGTGGGTTTCTAATGTTTATTAATTATAATTCCATCATTAATTTACTTCTTGTTTGTTTAAATATATAATTGCATTTTTTAAACTCTCTATATTATCTTTTAAAAAACCTATACCACTATTACAGGAATTACAAAGTAAACCTCTTACGTTTGTAGATTTATGACAATGATCAACT